TCAAGAAATAACGTTACTTGTCCTAGCATTATGTACTTTCAAAATATATTGAGATTGTTTTAAAACCCACGGATGACGATGTGGTAAATGATTACCAGTAGCGCCAGACCAATCTCTAAACTCATTATCAAAAAAATTCAACTTTACACACTCTGGATTATTTGTTTGTAGTGCTTCTAATTCATCGGCCCATTCCTGCCACTTATGATCAGATACAATACTCTCATTTAATTCATAATATAAACATGAGTGAACTAACATCTGTGCTCGTCGTTGACGAATCTTAGCTTTAATAAGATCGTCATTGCTTTGCTCGAAGAAAGATTCTAAACTCATAAGTATATTATATCACATTGTTGGCCCGTTGTACACCTGCTTTTCAAGGCTATACACCTGCTCACGTAACACTTTGCATTGAGTTTCTAACAACTCTACTTTAATTTTTAGCTCGCGATTTTCATCATTGAGTTGCGCACATAATATGTCTAATTCTAATTCTGTCATTATAACATCCTTATTAATCCAATTGTGTCGATTGTTGTGAGAAGAATATAGTTAGCAAGCATACCAAATGATTTACGAGTATAACTAGCCCAAGCATACATAGCACAACCGGCAATCCAAATAGGGTATAGGATGAGAAGAGGTGGAGTTGGAACGGTGAGTGCCATAGTGATAGAGCAACCAATGCTAATAGCCCAAGCAAGCAATTCAACAATAAAACGTAGTTTATAACTCTTCCAATCATCTTTGATCCACCTTATTGTAGGTCCAAATATAGTGTTAATCATCTTACCACCACGAATCATAATAAACTTCTCTACCTTCGTTTATCGCTTCATGCGCTTTAGCAATAAACTCATACGTTGCTTTAATATGCAACTCGTTTATTTCTTGAGATCCAAAGAAAAACCCTTCACGCGGTTCTAATTTGTTTTCAATTAGTGCATGTTCTAATTCATTCAAATCTTTTTGCGTTAAACGAACTGCTACACAATTGAAAGATTCAACAGTGCCACCTTTGGCACGATATAAGTCTTCCATCCAACCTTGAAGCGCATTAAACTTACGCCAATATGCAAGTTCTTTTTGGTCGCCATTATCGTTTTCAGTTTTACATTCAAAATCACTAATTGCATTTTCTTTTGCTACAGAAAACGCGTACATATCTAAACCCATAATATATCCTTTATTCAAATCCAATGTTTATCTCTTTAATTACGCCGCCAAATATTTTTTGGTACATTTCAGCACATGCTAAAATATTATAAACTCTGCAATCACCTTCAATATTAATCAACGCATATCTTTTCATTTATCATCCCGCAAATAATTTTCTAAAACCTTCCATAGCTACTCTACATGCTGTGTTTTCGTCAGGCCAGAAGTGCGGAGCTTCACCATCAACACTATACTTATCATATTCTTTTAATACTTCTAAAACACCAGTGTTTCTATCACTAGCCATTTTTTGTACTATATCTAAAGCTCTATCGTTTGTCATTATCATTCCTTTTTTCACTGTATAAGAATATTATATCACAATAGCGGGTATTTGTACACAATTTTAACGACCTATTTCATATCATGAAACACATAAGTTATTGATTTATAAAGGTTTTTAAAATAATCATAAGTTATTGATTTATAAGGGTTTATCCTCGCCTCATTCTGGCCATCTCAGAGGCCTCCTGATCACTGAAGACAGGCACTGCATTAGACTTATGGAGAGTACCAATACCAATCATCTTAGTGCCCGTATATGCTGGAATATCCCTTTTGAATGTATCATTATGGTTACTATTAAGACTTGGATAATAAGGTGTTTCTCGTCCTGGAGGAACAGATAATTTATAATTACTACTTAAATTATTATCTTTATTAATATTAACTTTCTTTTTAGGCTCATATTTAGCCATTATCTTTTCCCATGAAGCTTTTAATTCCTTTTGTTTAGGAGTTAAATTCTTTTTCTTTTTAGATCTTTGATTAGTGTATATAATAGCCATTATATTATCTCAATTTTTCCTTTAAAAGTCTATTATACCACAGATCTTTGTAAAAGTACACCGTTTTGTGTAATAGTTGATTAAATTAGTCAGGTATTAGAAACGAACACGGAGACCGAAGTCCCCGTGCCGAGATATGGATCACCTGCCTTTAATGGTAGTTAAACTCTTGTTCTGTAATTTTTTCGATGTACGAATCTATATGTGCTTTTTTCATCAGAAGTTGCGATGCTTTGTCGCTTCTTCCCTCCTTTTTCATTTTTGCTATAAAATGTTCTAGGTCTCGTGAATCTTTTTTAAGTTTTTCTAATTGGAAAGGAACCATAAGTTCTCCTATAAGTGTACATTAATAAAATCACATAATATAGAGTTTAATCTATAAGCAGTCTCCTTAAAGCGAAAAAAGCCCGATCACTTAAGACCGAGCTTTGATATAGTTGTATGGTATGTCCCATACAGTTATTTATTTAAAAATCAATCCTGGGAATGCCTCTGAAACTAATTTTTTATTCAAACCTTTATAAACACCATCAAGTTCTTTATCTTTCATTAAACAAACGAGATCAGCTTCTTTTGAATCAATGCGGTATAGCATATCAATAAACATACGTTCACGCCTTAATGCGTTAACCTGTTCGCCTGGACCGCCCTTGACAAAGTAACGGAACTTTTTAGTTTCATGCACTAAATGGCGTTTATCGTATTTCTTCTTTTCATTTTCATCAATAGGTGGTTTACCTTTTGGCAAGATAAACTCAATAGTTTCATCAAAGGCGCCTTTTAAAACGTCTCTAAGTTCTAAAGAATTATTCTTTTTAAGAATTTCTAATTTTTCTTTACGCGTTTCAGCCTTAGCTACTTGCTCTAAAACTTCTGAAACTAATATTCTTTTACCCATTAAAACTCACCAACTGATTCAACTAATAATCTGCAACGCTTCTTAATTAAATAATCGAGAATACGTGCACGCGGAGGAACTACATGCGATTCATATGTATTTATAATGTTATCTTTTATGTCTTGTGGAACTAAAGATAAGTCAATCAATTGCTGATTGCGTTGATAGTTGCGATACGTTTCTGTATCCATAGCAGATTTAAGATCTTCTGCTTTAGCTAACCAAGCGTCTATCTTTTTCTGAGTGATTGGAGCTTGGCGCAAACCTTCAATGATAGCATTATCGGGGGAAAGAATATTAGGGATACCATCACCTTTATCACCACGAATAGTATGCTCAAAGAGGTAGAGATGAGGGTTGGCGTCCGTAACCAATTTCTTTTGGATTGGTGAGAATTGTTTGACATTCTTGTACTTCTGTAGTTGAATAAAATCTTTATCAGAAGAGATAATCATTACGGGTTCTGCTTTACCAAATTCTTGTGTCTGTTCTACAAGTGTACCAATAACATCATCGGCTTCAACACCTTCGATATGCACAAACTTATATGGTAAGTTTTCTTTGATTTCTTCTCTAATTTGATTTAGGTATGTGAAGAATAATTCCCAGTCCATAGAAGACTCAGCACGAGCTTTCTTACGGTGGGCTTTATATTGCGGGAATACACGCTTACGCCATGAATTGGCGCCATCGCATGCAATGACCATTTGACCATAATCATCCTTGTACTTTTTATTGTACATGCGGATAGAATTTAAAATCATGTGGCGTAAGAAATTCTCAGATAACTCAGCGTCAGGCTGAGCCATAAAAGAGGCAATAGAGATTTGTGAGAAGTCAATAATTATCATAGTATATCCATTATATCACATGTTATGCTCGTTGTAAACCTTTAATGTGCGAGCGATGCACTTTCACCATAATCCACTCATTGTAATAATCTTCACCAATTAATACTTTGCGAGTAAATTGTTCATATGCTTCTAAATAATTACACTCACCTTTAGTCTTACATAAGTGCAAGATCTCGCGAGTATAATTATCTTTCCCATTAACCTTTACATCTTCAATGAGAATTTTATTAGATCCAAAGTAATCTTTCCAATCTGATTCTACTTTAGATCTTTTCTTCTTGCCTTTAATTGTTTTTGTTTTACTTGACCAAAAGAACTTTTTACCAACATATTGTTTATTAGTCTTTTTGCAAGTAATTAGATAAACAAATCCATAAATCTCTTTGTGAGTATTTTCACCGAGTTCAAACTCATTACCATTCATCATCCATGTCATTATGAGGATACTCCATTTCGTCTAGTTCCTCTTCTATATATGTGTTTCCACAGAACGGACAATAGAGCGGATGCTCACCAACATCATCATAACTATATTCTATTGTAGCCTCGCAACTACATTCTTTACATTCAAAACTTTTCTTTGTCATAAACTTTGATCTTTTAATTCTAACCACGTTTGAAGTTTATCAAATCCACCAATGTGTAATTCACCATCGAAGATTTGTGGGACTGAGCGTAGTGATTTTTCTACTAAGTAATCACGGCCTGCTGCATTTGTTTCGATATTGACTTCAGTAAACTCAATACCTTTTGACTTTAATAAATTCTTTGCTTGTACACAATATGGACATACAGTCTTAGAATAAACTACGATCATAATGATAAACCTTTCATTGTTTCAGCCGATACGTCTTGTTTAACACCACCAGTAATATAACTTGTAATCTCTGTTTCTTGTGGAGCAACTTGTACGTTACCACCACTAATCCATTTTTCTGTCCAAGGCAATGGATTTGATTGTGAAACTGTATATGGGCAATGATATGATAGAGTTCTCATTCTACGGCAACCAATCCATTCAACATAGTCGCCTAATAGTTTCTCATTCAAACCAATCATTGAACCATCTTTAAACAAATATTTAGCCCACTCTTTTTCTTGCTCAATAGCACTAACAAACATATCATTAACTTCTTTTTCTGTTTCTTGGCGAATACGCGCGAAGTCGTCATCATCTTTAATGAGATGTTTAATAATTGAAGTGCTTGCTGCAAGGTGAGTATTCTCATCTCTAGCGATAAACTTAATTACCTTAGCGTTACCTTCCATTTTCTTCAACTCGGCAAATGCCCATGAACAAGCAAATGAAACGTAGAAGCGAATACCTTCGAGTATGTATACACTCATCAAACACATAAACAACTTCTTCTTAAGTGTGTACATATCAATGCTAATAGTTTCACCATTAACTGTATGTGTACCAACACCTAGTAATTCATAATAGCGTGAATATGAAATAAACTCATCATAATATTTCGAAATATCATGAGCACAATCTAAAATTGGTTGAATTGTTTTAATCTCATCAAACACAATAGATGGATTTGGATACACGTTACGAATAATGTGAGTGTATGATCTTGAGTGAATTGTTTCAAAGAACGCCCATGTTTCAACCATTACTTCTAATTCAGGCACTGAAGCCATTGGAAGGAATGCTAGGTTGGGAGATCTACCTTGAACTGAATCCAAAAGAATTTGGCGCTTAAGATTTGATGTAAAGATGTGTTGCTCAAAATCATTTAAATCGTCAAAGTCTTTTCTATCTTTTGATAAATCAACTTCTTCTGGACGCCAAAAGAAACCCAATTGCTTATCTGTAATCTTTTCAAATTGGCCATAACGCACAGCATCATAACGAGCGATATCAACTGATTCGCCAAAGAACATCGGTGATTCTAAATGACTTTTTGTTTTTAACTTAAATACTGACATTTACCATTTTCCTATTGGACATTTGCTTGATGGAGGTATTATCTTAAACAACACTATACATCCACATTTATTACATTTTTCAATACGTTCTTTAGTAGAATGAGCACATGGTTTGCATATGTCATATCTACTTTGAACTAGTTGTTTTAAATCTTGCATGACTCACAATCTTCTTCACCATCGACTGGCTGAGATAATTGCTCTTCAATTGCCTTAAATTCTTTTTCGTGCATTTCACCAGCACCATCATAGGTGTTGAAGTAATACAATTGTTTACCACCATACTTATAAAACATGACTAGATGTTTAATCAGTTCTGACATTGGTACTTTATGGTCTTCATAGTTTTCAGGATTGTATGAAGTGTTAACAGAGATACCTTGATCGATATATTTTTGTAATACTGCACAAATCTTTAGGTAACCTTCTGGCGACTTTTGATCCCACAGTAAATCATATTGATTCTTTAACTTATGATAGCCTGGAACTACTTGAGCCATTACACCATCTTTGGATTGTTTAAATGATACCAAAGCGCGTGGAGGTTCAATACCATTTGTACTATTACTTATCTGCGCGCTAGTTTCAGCGGGCATTAAAGCCATTAATGTAGAGTTACGAATACCAAATTGTTTTAGATCTGAACGTAATGTATTCCAATCTTGACGCTCAATGTGTCTAATTAGTTCGTCCACTTCTTTCTTATATGTATTATTAGGTGTAATACCCAATGAATACTTTGTTTCACCATGACTAGGACATGCACCTTTTTCTTTAGCTAAAGTGTTAGATGCTTTGATCAAATAATATGACCAAGTTTCTGCATACTCATCGATAGTTTCAAGAGCTGCATCATCGTATCTTAATCCACGTTTAGCAAGGAAGTATGCTAGGTTGATGATGCCGATGCCAAGAGGACGCCTATTTTTTGTTGAGCGCTCGGCTGCTGGGACTGGATATCCTTGGTAGTCAAGTAACTCGTCGAGCGCCCTGACTGAGAGATCACAGTACTTTTCAAATTCTTTTGGATCGTTGATAAGTCCCCAATTGACGGCCGACAAAGTGCACAAACTAATTTCTCCATTTACATCCTCCGCTGAATTTAATGATTTAGTAGGTAAGTCAATTTCACAACATAAGTTAGACATACGAATAGGTGCTACTTCTGGAATAAAAGAACCATGACTATTTGCATGATCTACGTTCATTAAGTAAATGCGGCCAGTGTCTTTACGTTCTGTTAAGAATTGAGAGAACACTTCGATTGCTGGTAATACTTTTTTGCGGATACTGTCATTAGCTTCATAAGCAGTATATAATTCTTTAAATTTATCTTGATTTGAATAGAATGCTTCATACAAATCAGGCACTTCATCTGGAGAGAATAGTGTAATGTTACCACCAGTCAATAGACGCTCATACATCGTCTTATTGAATTGAAAGCAATAATCCATATGGCGCACACGAGTTTCTTCTGTACCTTTATTATTCTTTAGTACAATAAGGCTCTCATATTCTAAATGCCAAACCGGAATATAAACTGTAGCTGCGCCACCACGAACACCACCTTGTGAACATGATTTAACTGCTGATTGGAAATACTTTAGGAATGGAATTAACCCAGTGTGAACAACACTACCGTCACCAATACGACTACCGATAGCCCTAATAGAACCAGCACCGATCCCAATGCCAGCCTTTTTAGAAATGTATCTGACAATTGAAGTCGTTGTTGAATTGATGGCGTCCAAAGAGTCGCCAGACTCAATAAGGACACAAGAGCTAAACTGGCGAGTAGGAGTACGAACGCCGGCCATGATTGGGGTAGGTAAGCTAATATAGAATTGAGAAACTGCATCATAATATTCCTTTACATACTTTAAACGAGTCTCTTTAGGATAATTCATAAAAAGAGTCATTGCTATTAACATGTATAGAACTTGTGGTGTTTCATATGGTGTTTTAGTAATACGATCTTGTACTAAATACTTACCACGGAATTGTTCCATACCGACATACGTGAATTCATTATCACGATCATGTTTAATATAACGATCTAATGAATCAATTTCAGACTCATCATATGCGCTAATAACTTGTGCATCATAAACACCTTTATCAATATTGTGTTTAATAATCTTAATTAATGACCACGGTGTATAATCACCATAAACTTGTTTACGTAGTTTATAGTTAACCAAACGCGCTGCAACATATTGATAGTTAGGTGTTTGTTCTGAAATAAGTTCTGCTGCTGACTTAATTAATAACTCATGAATGTTATCTGTCTTCATGCCATTATTAATTTGAATGTTTGCTTTTAATTCAATTTCACTAATTGAAACACCATTAATCTCTTCGGTAGCCCACTCTAAAACTTTATGGATCTTGTTTACGTCAAACGGTTCTTGTTTGCCGTCTTTCTTTACTACGTTAATATTTTGCATTATTATTCAAACTCCAATGATCAGAAGTATATTATACCACACCTATTCATAGGTGTACACTATTATTTTTGCGGGATTAAGCTGCTGCTGAAACGATTGTTATTGCAGCGTTGATTGCAACGTTTAGTTGCTTTTTGTATTCTAATTCTTCTGCTGTAGAAGCTACTGTTTTTTCCACTTCTAAACCACGAAGTAGATTTAAGTATTCTTCTTTAGAACATTGCCCGTTTTCGTAAGCTTGTGTATACTCATTATAATATTCTGCTAATTGTGCGGTATTCATCTTGGCTTACTCCCTAGGACTTTTTGGATTTTTTCAGCGTTTCTCTCGATTTGCTGAAACTTTGCTTTACAAAAAAAGACTGAAGATTTGTCATCATAGGATTTAGCACCCTGATTAATCAACTCTTCCATTTGTACTGCCATCTTATATGCTTCTGGATTACGAGGAATATATTGAGTAAAGTTTTTAAATTCTTTATTCAATCTCTGTAAATTTGCAAATTCGTTTTTAGCTCTTGAAGAATTATCGCATTCTACTTGAGCTAACTCAGCTGTAGTACGTATCTTATTTATCAAAACGTATTCTTGATTATCATATCTCGCCATGAAATAAGAATCAAACGCAGTTTGTAATGTGCTACATCCAGTTAACATAACAACTGATAATACTATTAATACTTTTTTCATTTCACATCCTGGAATATTTCTTTTTGTGTTTATACCAATCTTGCCACGCTTTTAATTTCTCGCGCGTCTCATAACATGTTGCATAGTTATCTGAAACAGTTGTTAACAGTTCAGGCACTTTAACTTTGGAGGTTCCTCTAACAGTATTGATGGTGCTTGGGGGAAGTTCATTTTGACTGGCACTGTCGTGGAGCATGACTGCAGCATTAGACAACTCACAGCTATCACCAACGTACTTACTAATCGCTTTTTTGTTTTCATTTGATGTATCCTTAATCACTTGTATTTTAGTGACCACTTTTTCTACTATTTTTACATTTGCTTCGTTTGATTTAGCTTCTGCTATTTTTATCTTCTTTTCAAATTCAGCTACTTTAGATCTCCAACCAAGTTCGTTAGTTAATCCACCCTCTAAGTATATACCAATTGCAAGAATGATAACACCAATTGGTTTAACTAATTTACCATAAGTGTTTATGATTGGCAATCTAGCGACAATCGTACTTGCAAATGTAAGAATTAATCCTACTACAAGTACGATATGCACAAAATAAGTAATGAACCAATCAGGAAGAAATGACGAAAGTAACCACATATTAAATTATATTAGCAATTCCATTTTCTCAATGCTTTGTTGATTCTTGAATCTGGATCATTAGCAGTCTTTGCTGATGTTAAACGCTTCTTCATTCCACCCATACGAGCACAGAAAGATTTTCTACGCTTAGCAGCTTTGCTACCTGGCTTTAATTTTGATGGAGGTGTTGTAACAGCAGTTTGCAAGTTACCACCAGTTTTTCTGTTATAGTAATCTACACCTTTTTGTGTAAGACCACCTTCAGAAGACTTATGTCCCTTTTTATCAATAGCGTACTCAAGCAACTCATCGTCGTCAACTGTTTCTAAGTCTTGCCAAATTTGCTCAGAGTCAACATTATTCTTTAGTGATAACTTTTCAATCATCTCCTCAATCATATCAAATTGAGCTTCTACATCTTCTTGAGCGTCTTTAAAGTCTTGAGCTGTAGGTGCACCTTTAGAACCCGGCTTACGCATACGCTCACCTGAACCAGCTTTAATGCGTTTTCTCTTAGCATGAATGTTTGCCCACAATCCATTCTTACCTTCTTCTAATTCAGCATCAGCGAATTCTTTGAACTGAATTACTTGTCTCTTTAATGGTTTCTTAGTCATAACAGCTTTCTTTCCAGCATCGCCTTGAGTACCAGCAATATTACCACTACCAACGTTGTTAGCAGCAACTTCTTCTTTTGACATTAGACGATCAGTTGCACGATCAATACCCTTTTGGCGCTTAGGTTCTAACTTATGGTATAGATCAGGTTTAAGACCAGTCTTCTTTGCTTGTTGTTTTACAACAGCACCATAATAATCACCGGCTAACTTTTGAGAAATCTCATCTAATTGAGTTTCTTCTTTATTCATCTTCTTAGCTAAGGTATCAATAGCACCTTTCATATCTTCTTTACCAGCTGCATGACGTGCTTTCATTTCTGCTTCACGTTTATTAGCTTCTTTTTCACGCTCTGCTGCAGCCTTACGGAATCTTTCTAATGCTGATTCAGTAACTGTAGATTCAAACTTGTGTAACGGTTTACCCTTTGAACCACCGTAATCTTTTTCTGATTCAGTTGAGTGATAACCTTTATGATAATCGCTATGTTCTTGAGAACCTTTATCATGTGGATTATTATATTTACGGCCATAGTGTTTATCAGCAGCACCGCGCTCTTGAGCATTGCTCATTGCTTCTTCTAAATCTTCTTTAACTGTTCCAACGTAATTATGATCGTGCACCTTGTAACCAGCTTTTTTGTAATGAGCAATAGCCGAATCAATTGCGTGACCTTCGTTATCAGCTTCGATTCTTACTATCTTTTGAATAAGTTCTTTACGCTTATCAACTGATGGATTATTAGGATCAGAAACAGTAATTGATACTCTATGTTTTTCTTGTAACATTTCGGTGTCTTCTTTAATTTTTTGAATATGTTTTGCTTTAACTTGTATAGACTTTCTAGCACCAGTAGTTTCATGGTGATCGTAATCTACAGTAAATGTTTTAGGTGCGCCCTTATATAAACCCTTACGGATTTCACCAATGCGTCCTTCTTTACCTTTTTCAGAACCCTTAAGGATAGTTACTTTATCACCAACCTTATGAGCTTCAATTAAGTCTTTAAACTTAATCATCTATAGATGTCCTCTACAGTAATATAAATCTTTTGTTTAGTAGCTGTATGATATACTGAATAAATGTTAGTATCAGCGAATTGTGCCTGTGGTACACAGTTTGCTTCATTTACTAAAATCATTGAGCCCTTAAAAGCAACTAATTCACCAGTGATTGGTGATACTACATGCTCTGCTAATTTATATTTACCTGGTAGAAGGTTTTCACCTTTAGTCATCCATGTTTTTGACTCAGATAAAGTATTATCTAATTCAATTCCTTCTTGTTCTAAGTAAGCTTTAAAACCTTCAAAGATAGACTCTTTAGACATCTTTGTGTTTTCATGAATAAGCCACAAAGCTGCAGCATAAGAAGCTAACTTAGTTTTACCTAATGGAACTTTATTCAATAAACGCTTTAGATTATAAACTAATCTAAAGAATAAAGTGTATGCATCTTTTTCTTCTGGAGTTTTTGCTTTACGTAGTACTTTACCATTCTCATCAACTAAACCAAGTTTAAATGCTTTAGTCTCATTCCAAGGGGTAACTAACTGTCTTAAAAATCTAAACGTATAGTAGACGTCTACTGCGCGTTGTAATATTGCCATTTTAAATCTTCCTTAATGCCTCTACCACTACAGGGTCTAGAGGCACTTCAACATATTGTTCTTCTGGTAAGTAATTTAAAAACACTAAAAAAGTTTTTAATACAGACCAATTCTTTTCTTCTATTTTATAAAACATCATATGGTTTGCTGCTTTAATACCAAACACATTATATAATACAATCAAATGGTTTAAAATCAGACGTTCACTTAATTCACCATTTACTTCATACCTATTGAAAAGTCTTTTAAGATATTTAAATCTTTGTAGATCATCTTCAAATTCTTCTTGAGTCATGCATTGTGAATTATTATAATTCTTTGCTGCGAATAACACGAAGTTTTTACTATTAAGTTCTTCAAAACTTTTCATAATGTCCTAATAAAAAAGATAACAGAGGGGCAATCCCTCTGTTATTTACTCAGTCGCTGGTGGAACTTCTTCCTGTGTAGGAACTACTTCCGTTACTTCTAGACCTTCAATAGCCATTAGTAACTCACCAGTCTTAGGATCAACCCAACCTTGCTTAGTAGCTACGGCATCAGGTGCCCAATATGGTGCAGTTTGTGCCATGATTAACAACCTTTCTTAGGGTTCATTTTTTCTTTGAACGTTGAGTAGGTTTTTTTGCCGGTTCCGCTTTTGCTTTCTTTGGCGTAGTTGTCGCCTTCTTCTTTGCAGGTTGATTTTTCGGAGATGGTTTCTTCTCCGCTTTCATCTTCGCTGGTTTCTTCTTTGATGCCGGTTTTGTTTTTACCGTCGTATTTTCCTGCTCCGTTACCTGTTGGTTTGCTGGAAACGGCCAATTTGTCGGCACCTGATTTGTACTCTCCGGCTGGATCGTCTGTGACTTGCACTGTGTGTTTGTCGAGAAAATCTGCTTCACCTTCTGAATTAGGTTGCATAACATCTTTGTCATCATCTTTATCCTTAGTATTTGCATGTTTAATAGTTTTAGCGCCCATTTTCACGATGTCGTCTTGCGCTGCTTCTTCGAGGAATGAATCATAATCAACTGATTCTTTCTTCTGTGCTGCGTAATAAGCTGCTAATGCGCGCTTTTTACGTTGCTCTTTAGAATCACCACTAAAACGTGGATCATCAGACTTAGTGAAGTCGCTAATCCATTTACCAGCGTCATCACTTGCCTTTAATACTTCATTAATTAGATTATCAATTTCTGATTCAGAAAAAATATCTAAGTCTTCTTTATTTAATTTTGCTTTAGCTGTTTTCATACCAGCTTGACGTTTTGCAATTGCAGTAGCAGAATCAGAAGCAGTCTTGTGATCGCCCTGATCCATTGCTGAAGACTTTTGATCTTTGTGTGCAGCAACATCATCTTTAGCACCTTTAACATATGACTTTAAAGTACTAGGACTCAATTCATCTAGTTGCTCAACTTCTTCATTACGTGCTTTAGCCAAATTATCTTTATGAGAAATAGAATCTTTACGTGGACCTTTAACATCAGCAACTGTTAATGGTTTATCACCTTTTTCTTTACGAAGATATGCAGGAACATCTGCCTTTTGCATAGCTTCATCAACTTTTTCTTCTTTACGCAACTTAGCAAGATCTTCACCTTCGATCTTACCGTCTTTGTCAACGTCTAGTTTATGTTGCTTACCTTTAAGCTCTTCAGCTTTCATCTTTTTGTAAGCTTCAGATATTGTATCTGATTTAAAAATACCCCAAGTCATGTTATTTTCCTTTTAACTTATTATCTTATTTATAGTACTAAAATTACCTATTAAGTAACCAACAACAATAGCTCCACCAACAATCATCCAACGCCATTTCTCTAAAACATCTACTCGTGTTGTTACTTGTTCCATAGTTTGTTTTAAAGCAGTATGTTGATCTTTATCAGCCTTAGCTAATTCATCAATTTTTTCTTCGAACTTTTCAATAAGTTCTCGGTTACCAGTAGTAATTCGTGAATGAAGTTCCTTGATGTCATGTTTTACATCAGCGACGTCTTCTTTAATTCCTTCTACTTGCGCTTCCAATTTCGCTATTCTTTCTAAATCCATAGTTACTTACTCTGTGGGGTTTTAGACTGTTGTTTCTTTAATGCTAAACGAGCAAGATGTTTAGCTCTAGACATTGGTGTATGTTTTGCACCTGATTTGTCTGTTGTTGTACCCTTAGATTTCATCCAAGGCGTTTCTTTTCTCCAAGAACCAGTACGCTTGTCTTCTTCAGCATCAGTTGCAAGTCGCTTCATTTGACCTTCATCTAGTTCTGTTTCTTCTTTTACTTTTTTCTTATCTTCGATATCTTTTAGCTCAGATTTTTTTGGTCCACGTAATGTATCAACTACGTGTTTATCTTTCTCTGATCCACCATAATTACCTGGCTTAGCTTTATGTACATATCTACCATTCACTGAATCGTACTCAACTAATACGCTGTCTTCTTCAATAATTTCAACTTCTTCTCTTTGAAGATCCATTTTAGCTCTTTGGAATATTGTATCATCACCAGTAACTAGACCTACCAAATCACTCATAACACCTAATAACATACCGCGCTGTTGCGTTGTTAATGGCTTATCAGCTTTTAGTTGATCCATTGCAATACGTAGTTTAGATACGTCAGCTTTGTCTACTAAACCAAGACGAGCTAATTGAATAAAGCGTTGCTCTTGTTTATCAATAGCTTCTTTAATGTCTTTTTTATCGTCTTCTTTATCATAATCGTCATCAGCAATCTTTTTCATCTTATGAACTTTACGACCAGATGGACTAACTTTAAAATCAGCAGAAGCTACAAACTTTGCTTCACCAAGAATGTCTTTAAAGCTTTTCATATTAGTCTCCAAATGCAACTTGCACGATACGCACTGATGTATCGGTTGCAGTTGATTCAATCGTTTCACCAGCTTTTTTACGGATGTAAATAACTTCACCAGCATATAAACTAATAGATCCAGTAATAACACCGCCATCTTTAATTAATATTGATGTGCCAGTACCACTATTTCTAATTCTGAATAGTTGACCACCGTTACGTGTTCCAGCTGAAGTTGTCAAAGCATCTTCTTGAGTTAGTAGTTTTAAAATTCTTTCGCTCATTTTGAGTTTCCCATTTAATTTAGTTCTTTAAAAGATTTAATTTTTTTATCGGTTGAAGTTGTTGACCAATCCATAAGCTTATTTACTGCAGCTTCTTCAATACGAACAACGTCCTTCAACCATTTCCGTTGTTTCTTACCTTCATACGTTTCAATAATCACATAGTTAGAACCCAATCGTTCAATCTGACCGATCTCTTTAGATTCCTTCACCTCTACTACGTCTCCGACTTGGAATAATTCTCCGTTGACATAGGCTTCACGCTCTCTAGATACTGTTGGCAATTGGATATGTTGTCTAAAGTTATATGATTCTTTAAGCCCCATTCCTGAACGCACTGCATTAAATAATTTCTG